ACCCTGCCCCCGTGATGGTTACGGGTGCGGTCCCACTGATCGGGAGCGTGACTTGCGGGCCTTTTTGTGCCCAGGGTCTCGCCGTTGTAAAGTAGTCTTTCTGCCAGGCTACACTTTTCGGCGTGATTTCATCGAGATCCACTTCCGCGACTAAATCCTGATCGCGGTAGAACTCGTTGTAGATATAATTGTAGGCCCGGATCGGCATGAGGTTTAACGCCCCTGCCGGTAGCGCGGTTCCTGTGGGGACTCCTAGATAATCCCATAAGGAGCCTTCCAAGGGTGTGATGGGTCCTGAATTCGTTGGAAACGGATCTTCTGAGCCGGTCCCATCGGGACCGCCTGTAATAAAGTCTTCCCAGCCGTCCCATACCAGACGATTGGGCACGAACCAGTGATGGACCCGAATGCTCACCGGGTGCATCACCGGCGCGAGCATCGGCGTCATGCGGAGCAACATCGAGGTTGAATGCTGGAACGTATCCCCCGGTAAGGCTTCCACGAGGCCGACCGGTATTAACTTGCCCATGTCGCCCGTCACGAGTCTGGTGTGTGAGAGCCCATGCTTTGAGCGTTTCATCCTAATCCTTTCGGTAGAAGTTGAGGTTACAGTCTGACCTTTTTAAGACGGACTCGCCCGGCTTGTGCCTCAAGGCGTGCTCTACGTCTTCTTTCGTAATCGTCCGTAGTACATACCACTTTTTCGTTCCACTTTTCAAGCTGCTTGGCCGTATTAGCTGCGAGCTTATCATCTTTTCCAATGCCCACTGCCTCTTCGATTTTGGCACTGAGATATCTCCCCAGGGGGTAGGTATGCCCTTGTGATTTAAACATCGTTTCGATCTGCCGTTTCTTTGCCAGGATCACTTGTCCTGGTTTTGTCTGATAGGCTTTGACCGTCCGGGCGACGGTTCCAAAGCCGAGCCCTGGATTCTTCGACATCAAGCAGAATTCTGGTTCTCTTCCCTTTAGCCTTTTATCTTTTGGGTTTGTCATCCGTTTGACCATATACCCGGCTACATAGGAGAAGGTTCGATGTTCGGCGAGGCCGAGATGGATGTGGCCGAACGGCCACGTTTTCTTGAACACTGCTTCTTCTGTGGGTGCCATTCCATAGATAATGGCGTGATAATGAGGTCGCCACGATTGCTCCCCATACTCTCCCACCAGGTAGTATCTGATTTTTCGCTCTCCGAGTTCAAACCGGAGTCGCTTGAGCCACAGTTGCATGGCTTCTTTAGATACGCTCCCGTTACTGGGCAGATGTTCGGGTGCGTAGGTGAGGGTAATGAAGGTACTGATTGGATGTTCATAGCTTTCCAGGGTCATTCTCCCGATCCAGAGCCGGGTGCGGTTAATGCGACACGGGTTGCACTGCCCGCACCCGAACTCCACGGACCCCTTGCGAAAGGGCTTTGCACACATCACATCCGGAATCCTACGCGCAAGCCCTTCGTGGAACGCCCACGACGGCTTGCCCGACGACGAGAGCGGCGCATGGAGCCGCGGCGTCCACGGCTGCGGGTTGTTCTTCGGCGACGATACATGTTTTACCTCCTTTCTGCTTTAGGGTTGTAGTGTCCTTCTGGTGCCTTCCCGAGATACCGCGAGTTAATCATGTCTTTCATCCAGCCTGGCCCGAAGATGCGCGAGTTCCGCATGAGCAGACCGGCCCAGGTGGGAAAGGACATTTCTGAGATGGTTTCTTCAGGGCTATCCCCTTCCGCGATTGGCAGATACATGGGCAAGCCTTTATCCATATACCGGAGTTGATAGGCGGGATTGGCCCCCGCTGAGGAATATTCATGGCCTTTTTTCCCCGAGATTTGTTCCGCCGCTTTGAGGTTAATCATGCCCATGCCGGGTGGGTTGGGGCTTTGTCCGTCTTCTGATTGGATGCCGAGTCCCGTTCCGGTTCCCTGTTGTCCGGACTGCATAATACGCGAGGCTTGTGTGCGAAACAATGAGGCTTCTGCATCGTTCCTATTGATCGTGGAGGCGGCGACTTCATATTCAATGAATTCGCGCGCTCGTTCTTGTGGGGTTTGCTGCCGGGCGATCACGTTTTGGATATTCTGCCCGGCGTCCGCTATCGCGGGGCCTAGTTTATCTTCAAAGGCCATTGGTGCCATTTGCATCGGGGCTTGGCCTAATGCGTAGAGCGGGTGAATGCCGGCTGCTTTCGCATCCGCGACCCGCCATCGTACTGAGTGTTGCAGCGCTTCCTTTTGACGATCGTAGCTGGTCTCCGCTGATTCTTTATTATACATGTTCCCGAGGGCGCCCCCGAGGAGGCCGAGTCCGGCCCCTATGACCGTTCCTATACCGGGCGCGATTGCGGTTCCGGCTGCCGCGCCGGTTGCTGCCGACGCGCCCATTTGCACTTCGCCTTTCGGATCGATTGTTGGTTCCATATGTTCCTTAACAGGGTAAACGGCTTTCGGCTGTCCGACGATAGCTGCCGCCTTTCCCTGGTGATAGGGTTTTATTTCTCCCGGCGATGTTCTGTGAAAAGAGGACGCCTCGCCGGGCTTTGCGTTTCGCGCAATGGGTATGACCGACTGGGATTCGTTTGGCCGTTTCTTGGGGCTGCCCAAGCTGTACCGCAGGGTGATAGAGCGTTGGGAAGGTTACAGGGCGGGAGTTGACCCGCGATAACCGGACCCCGTAGTTGGGGCCGGTTGAGGGTTTGGCTCTCCCTTTGGTCGATCCAGTATATCCGGCTGAGTGGCGACGGTTGAACGGACGGAGCCCCTGATAGGGAGTTCTGCGAACGCTCGCCGTTTGATCCGGTCGCCGGGCCGGATATGAGGGTTGGAGGTGTCTGTATTTGTACTTGTACCGGGACATGAAGACAACCTCCTGTGAGTAGTGTGAGTGTCACTGAGCTGTCAGTGAGCACAGTAGCGATCAAGGACGCTACTGTTTTATGGGTTACTTTGTACCGCTGGACTCGGTTCAGGAGCCAGCGGGCTAGTGTTTGGGCGGCTCGGAGGAGAAGAGGGAGTTTGAGCCGCCGATTGGAGCGAGGAGGCCGTCGTTGGTTGAGCTGTAGGAGCGACGTTGCCAGGTTGGTATTGTTTGGGTTGCCGTGGTCGTGGGTGATCAATTTCTTCCTCCTGCATGTCGGTGAATTGATGATCTGAGGTGAATTTTACTTCTTCCTCGTCGGTAATGTCAAAGTCGTCCGACTCCTCGAAACTTTCTTTGCCTTCTTTCGCGGCTTTCAACGATTCGATTTTCACCATCCGGGCGATCATCGATTCGAGGCTTTCCGGACGTTCATAGCCCACCGGGAGGGAGACCGGCGTGCAGTCTGGAATTTCACGATGGAAGCGATCATATTTGGCCATTTTACTGATTCCTTCTGTTGAGGGTTGGTAGGGGTGGGGGATGGGAGTTGCGTCCCACCCCCCTGTTTCTTAGATGACTCTGCCGATGGTATTTCTCCCCACCAGCCGACGGGCCTGGATGGAGTGGTTAATCATCATCCAACACGCATGTTGCGTTTGTTCCGCGAAGATCCGTTTTGACGGATCACATTCGATGAACGATTGATTGAGTACGGGTGTGGCCGCAAACTTGCGGCCCAGGTGCCAGTAGTCCAACAAGGAGCGGAATTCTCCGCTGACGCCGGAATATTGATGCCGGTACTCGGCATATCTATCCTGATAGCCGAAGACTTCTGCATCCGAGGCGTCGCCTTCTACCCGGACTTCCCGGTTATAGACTTCTTGCTGTCCGATGAGTTCGAGTTCCTTCTGATAGTACTCTTCTTTGGTCCGGCGAGACCAGGTTTTCGGGAGTCCATCGACATACATGGTGCGAGGCCGAATCGATAGCAGGGTCATCACGTACCCATGCTCTTCGCAGAAGTACCGATACCGATTCGACCGAAGGGCGGCGATCCCATGCCCTTTCATCGTTCCGATTGGTTCATCATTTTCGTCCACTTGGGCGCCGGTTTTCAGCACTTCAGAGAACGAGATGGTTTGCTTTCCGCCGCCGAGATATTCGGGACGTTGCATTCTGGCGTCGGAGGGTCTGACTCCGAGATAGCGGAGATATTCTGTATAGCGTGAGCCGTATTGTGCCCGCGCTTCCTGATAGCGTTGCAAGGCGAATGCGCGACGCACATCTATGATATTGGAGGCTGACGCCCCTGAGAGATCGGCTTGTGCCGAGAGCCTGGGATCTGCCCACGTGGCGATGGCTCCGCCTGGTGCCCCTACCGCATTGAGATCCGCATAATACGCATTGAAGCCCGAATCTCCGCCTGCGAGATCATAGGGGCCTTTTGCGTTGATTGTGAAGGTTGGGGACCCTGCCCCCGTGATGGTTACGGGTGCGGTCCCACTGATCGGGAGCGTGACTTGCGGGCCTTTTTGTGCCCAGGGTCTCGCCGTTGTAAAGTAGTCTTTCTGCCAGGCTACACTTTTCGG